CAACTTACGTTAATGATTTAAGATTAAAAGAGATCGCCACTGGCGATGAATCTGGAACTTGGGGAACAAGTACAAATACGAATTTGGAGCTAATCGCTGAAAAATTTGGGACAGGAAGCGAGGCTCTTTCGGACGCTAGTACAGCAACCATTACGATGGCTGACGGTTCTAGTGATGCATTTCGCTCTTTGGCCCTTACTCTGACAGGTTCTCTCTCACAGGCTTGCACAGTCACGTTAGCTCCAAATACTCTTTCTAACGTCTGGGTAGTTCAAAACTCTGCTGGCGATACCGTAACGATTTCACAAGGCACAGGCGCAAACGTGGTCATTCCAAATGGCGGGATCAGGATGATCGCCACAGACGGTGCTGGTTCAGGAGCAGCAGTTACAGATGTACTCGACGTACTAGGCGGTACAGGCAACGTAGGACTAGGATCAGGTGCGTTTGGCACAGGGCTTACCACAGGTACAGACAATGTAGCTATAGGCGATTCTGCTGGCGATGCACTGACTAGCGGCTCTGATAACACTTTTGTTGGAGACAATGCGGGTGGTGCGACAACTACTGCAAGCAACAATGTTGCAATAGGAGCAGATTCTCTTTTAGTTAATTCTACTGGCGCAAACAATGTTGCAATTGGTAAGGATGCACTAGCAGCTAATACTACGGCAAGTGCGAATGTTGCGATTGGACACGACACACTAGCAGCTAACACAACAGGTTCAGCTAATACGTCTGTTGGTTCAGATTCTATGGAGGCTAATACCACAGGATCAAACAACACAGCCGTTGGATTTATAGCACTTGATGCAAATACCACCGCAGATGACAATACAGCCATTGGATATGCAGCGTTATCGGCTAACACCACCGCCTCTGAAAACACAGCAGTTGGATATCAGGCTCTAACTACTAATACTACAGGAGAAAATTTAGTAGCAGTTGGGTCGCAAGCATTAGAGGCTAATTCTACTGGAAATAACAACACGGCAGTCGGCAAGCAAGCTGGTCACTCTATAACTACAGGCAGCAGCAATACAGCAGTGGGCAAGGGGTCTTTGGCTTCTCTTACTACAAGTAGTGCAAACACCGCAGTTGGTTTGGATGCGCTTGCTATTAACACAGCAGCATATAACACGGCTGTTGGTAAAGATGCTATGGACGCAAACACCACAGGCGCAGCCAACACCTCAGTTGGATACAACTCACTTGGAGCGAATACCACCGCAAATAACAACACCGCAGTCGGAGCGTACACGCTTGAGGACAACACTACCGGAACATCGAATGTCGCAGTCGGAGCGGGTGCGTTAAAAAACAACACAACAGCATCCAACAATGTGGCGTTAGGATTAGATGCTTTAATGACCAACTCAACGGGTGCAGATAACACCGCAGTTGGATATGAAGCCTTAAAACGTGTTACCACGGGAGGTTACAATGTGGCTATGGGTGCTACCTCAGGAGATGAGATCACCACTGGAACTTACAATATAGCCATCGGCAAAAGTGCGCTACGAGCAGCACAAACTACAGGCAACAATGTTGCTATCGGAGCAAGTGCTTTAGAACGCTATACAGGAGCATCAAATGTTGCAGTTGGAACATCAGCTTTAGCATATTGCACTACAGGAACAGGTAACACCGCTGTCGGTACGCAAGCAGGTTATGATTTAACAACAGCAGTTCAAAACACGTTCGTCGGTAGTCTTGCAGGAACTAATGTTACAACAGGAAACAACAACGTAGCGGTTGGTTATGGTGCTCTTTTTGCCTGTACTACTGGAACTCCAAATAATGCTTTTGGAACAAGCGCATTGACTAACTCTAATGGAGTAGAAAATGACGCTTTTGGAACAAGCGCAATGCTTAGTGCTACAACTGGAAGTTACAATGTTGCTATGGGTTCTGGTGCTGGTTACTACATAAGCACAGGCAACTATAATGTAAGTATTGGCAGAGCTGCAAACCAAGAAAGTCAGGGTGGGAGTTTTAATATTTCTATTGGAGCTTCAGCTAGGCCAAGCGCGGCAGGTGCTTCAAGTGAGACAGTAATTGGATATAACGTAACAGGTGTTGGCGTTAATTCGATTACTATTGGTTCTGGTAGCACAACAACCTCTGTAGGATTTGGCTCTGCTAATTGGGTAGGCACTTCTGACGAAAGACTTAAAGAAGATATTAAAGATGAAGTGGTAGGTCTTGGTTTTATAAATGAACTACGCCCTGTAACTTTTCAATGGAAAAAAGCAAAAGACGTTCCAGA